CCTGGCGAGATTGGCTCCGGTGAGATTGGCGTCGGTGAGATTGGCGTCGGCGAGATAGGCCCTGGCGAGATTGGCTCCGGTGAGATTGGCGTCGGTGAGATTGGCTCCGGCGAGATTGGCGTCGGTGAGATTGGCCCTGGTGAGATTGGCTCCGGCGAGATTGGCTCCGGCGAGATTGGCGTCGGCGAGATAGGCCCTGGCGAGATTGGCTCCGGCGAGATTGGCGTCGGTGAGATTGGCGTCGGCGAGATTGGCTCCGACCTTCACTGCCCATCGGACGGCAAGCCCGAGCCTCACGGCGGGGGTCGCATCCGGTGCGCAAGTGATCTGCGCGGTAAACTGAATCTCACCGCTCCAGCGGTTTTTGACTTCAAACGGAATGGTGACTTCGGTCATTTCTCAGAGCCTTCTGATTGAGGGGTGCGGTATTCGGCGTAGAGCCGGTCGGCGATCTCGAAGGGGTCGAGGCCGAGCTCGGACCAGAAGCGGTGTTCGGCCATGCCGTGCTGGCGTTCGTGACAGAGGCGGTTCAGCGGGACGGCGAACCGATCGGACGGCTTGACCTGCATCCCGGTTGACCGCTTGCCGCGCTCCGAGCTGGCCATGCGGATGTGCGCCGCGTCGCTGGGCCCCGGCCGTCCGCAACCGCAGACACAGGGAAGACGACGGAGGAAGGCCAGATAACCGGTGTCGCGCTCCCTGCCCCGGCTGGCCTTGCCGCCCGGCTTGCGCGCGGCGGCGATCTTCATCCGCCGCTCCCGGTTCTTCGCCCGTTTGATCTCTGCGGCCTTGCGGAGGATGGCGCGTTCCTGGGCGGTGACCATCAGGCGGCCCTCGTGACGGTGGTCTTGCCCAGGCGCCGGCGTTCGCCGTCTCCGTCCTTGGTCAGGCGGACGCACCAAGGCCGGACGGGGACGTTCCGGGCCGGCCAGGCGGCGGCGGCGTTGGTGGCGTAGAGGAGGCCGGCCTCGATCATTTCGAGGATCAGATGCTCGGGGAAGTCCGGTCGGTCCTTGCCGGGCTCGGGGTTGTCGAAGGTGACGCGGAACGGCTGACCGGCGAAGGCCATCCGCTGGAGCGATCGGTTATGGTTCAGAGACGCCAGAACCTGGGCCTGTTCGGGCGTCAGGTCGCGGCGTTGGAAAGGCTCGCCCGCGTCCGTATGCGGCTGGGGGAAACCATCGGACGCGGGCTGTTCCGAGGCCGGTCTCTCAGCGGCCTCGAAATCGGAGAATGCAGGAAGAGCGCCGGTCATGCGGCAGCCGCCTGATCAGCCGTGATGAGATAGGCGTCGGTCAGGGCCCGGCCGATCTCGGCGCGGGGCTTCCAGGGACACCACTTCATGCCGACGGCGTTGGCGGTGGTCAGTTCGGCCAGTTGTCGCGCGGTGTTCGCCAGCTGGATCCGGCGAAGCATGGCGGCGGCCCAGGCCTTCCAGTCCGCCTGCTGAAAGTCGTCAGGCAGGAACAGCGGATCGCCATAGTCCACGTCCTCGACAAAGTCGGGCATGAAATAGAGGCTGGGCTCCGGCGTCTCGTCGACGGCGGGCACGGCGGCGGCGACGGCAGCTTCCGGGGACGGCTTATTCGGCGCGTCCCCGGCCCTGGCTGCAGAAAAGGAACCGTCTGTGACCCAAGCCAGAGCCGCGCCGACCTTCTGAACGAAGTCGGGATCGTCGGCGACATAGGCGGACAGGTAGAGGACGGGAACGCCCGCGATTTCGTCGCTGCGGCGCCGGTCAATGCGGACGGTGGTAGTGCCGAACAGGTCCACATCCCGTTTCGGCGTCGCGACGGTGGTGACGGTGAACAGGCCCATCAGACGTAGACCTGTTCGGTGTGCTGGATGCGATAGGTGGAGGCTTCGCCCGACAGCCGCAGTGATCGGGCCCGGACCCAGCCCTGGCGCGTCGCCTCAGACAGGGTCCAGGCGGCGAACCGCTCGACATGCTGGCGCCCTTCCCGATCCAGCCAGGACAGGCGGGCGGTGTGTTTGACAAGGCCCTGGGCATGGGCCGGGCGGCGGAAGGGGATCACGACGCCGGTGGCGGCTTGGGTCTGCATGGTGCGTCTCCGTTAATGCGGAGACTGTGCATTCCTGCACATTGCATGTCAATGCATAAATGCACAGTTTATGTGGTTGCTGGTTATGCTACCTCTGAGCGCGTTCCCCCAATGGAACAAGGCGGCTCGGTGCTCCCCGCTTGAATCCTTCTGGAGCCGAGCCGCCACCTTTGATTTCAGGAGAACTTTACTCGCGCTGACGCTGTGCTAGAGCGGAGAGAAGCCGCAACGGGGGTTGTGGTTTTATTCCTGGGAGGGAAATCAATGAAGAAGATTGCAACCGTCGCGGCTCTGTGCGCCGTGGCGTTCACCGTGTCGGCCTGCGCGACGAAGCGCTACCCAATCGCAACACAGTGGTCGCCCGCTGAAGCGGATGCCATGAACTGCGACATGCTGCGTCTGGAAATGGTCCGCGCAAAGCAAATCCAGACTCAGATCGCGGAAACTGCCGATTTCGACTGGCGCTCAGTCGCAGGTTTCCTAGGCGACTATGGGATCGGCAACGCCATGGCGAAGTCTGACGCCGACCGCGCCATCCGCTCTCGGATTGCCGGAATCGAGGAGGCGCAGCGCGCGAAGAGCTGCCCTGTAGCCACGGCGAACCTTTGGGATCGCGCGGGCCAGTGGATCGGCCAAGTGGTCGGCGCCGGTCAGCACTAAGCTAACGAGGGCGGCGCCGCGCGTGCCGCCCTCTGTCTTTTCAGAGGAACCTCTGCACCGCCTGCAGCAGCAAGCCCGTGATTTGGACCTCGATATCCCCGGTCGTCCCGTCGTCCAAGCTGATCGGCTCCGACCATCGTGGGTTTGTCGATCGCGGCCAAAGCTTCATTCCGTCTGCGCTGATCTCGACCTCTTTCAGCGTGATCTCGCGAAGCGCCCCGCCGTCTCTGCAGCGCGTGACCTCAACGATCATGCCAGTGTTTAGGTTCACGCCCGCTTCCGCGATATCGACGATGTGGGCGAGCTGGCCTGGCATAATTCCACGCGCATTCATGCTATCGCCTCGGATCTCGCGAAGCCACTGCCTGGCATGCGGGTAGCGCCGATCAGCCACAACCGAGAAGAACAGCGGCTCGTCCTGAATGGTCTCGTCGATCTCGGCCCACTTGCCCGCCTGTATCGGGCCAATAAGAGGCAGCTCATCCACCGCGGCAGGCGCCGCCGGCGCTACCAGCAGCCCTGCAGGCAGCTCCAAGCCGGCCGCCTCGGCGATCTTTCGTAGGGTTGCGGGTTTCGGTGTAAATTTGAACTCAGGGTCGTTTAGAGGCCGCGTAATTGTCGTCGGTGCGATTCCTGCCTTCTTGGCAAGCGCAAAGGGCTTTAGGCCGGATGCCTCAAGCGCCTTGGTGAGGAAAGCCCTAGCGTCTTCGGTGGTGTTTGCCATTGCGCGATTGTGCACATGTGCAACGTCAAGACACTGTGCATTTCGGCATTGACTTAGCGTGCATTCCTGCACATTCTGCAGGTCATGCAGAACGTCGCCCCCGAAGTGATCGAAGTTGAGCAGCGCGCGAAGGGTGCGGGCCTGACCATGGCGTCTATCCTGGCGGAAGTCGGCGTAGCGCAGTCCACATGGTGGAGGTGGCGTAAAGGCGGAGTTGAGCCGCGCCTCAGCACTTTGCGCGAGGTCGCTCATGCTCTCGATCGCCGCATTGCCGCACCCGAGACGGTGGTCGCCCGTCGCGCCGCCAACACCGCCCCCCAAGGGGAGGCCGCCTGATGTGCGACTTGAAACCGGGCGATGAGGTGGTGCGCTACAGGATGGGCCCGGCTGGGCCGCACCCCTTGTCGAGAACGCCTGATCCAGAGATCGGGCACGTCGGCATCGTTACCGCTGTTGGAGAAACAGTGTGCGGCGGCTTCTGGATTGAGCTGGACAACTGGCCTGTGGACCCGCTGTGCGGGCTTCCGGCGGAGCACTTCCGCAAGGTCCAGCGCCGCGACCTGACGGCCTGGCTGGCGACCAAGAACACCATCGAAGATCCGAACCCCCTTCCTGCGAAGGAGGTGGCCTGAGGCTTCGTCCGTTTCGCGCCGCCGGCCCGCCCTCACGGCGTTCGCGAACGCTCCGGCGGGGGTCGCCCTCCCCCTCCGCCCCCGCCGGAGCCCCCCCTCTTCGTAACCCATACGCCTACTCCCAAACGCCACTCACAGGCTGGACGGTACGGGGTTTCCCCTAGGCCGTCAGCAAAACGACAAACCAGAACCTTCGAGGAACGACAGGCATGAGCATTCCCGTCATCAAGGCCATCACGAAACGCATCCGGCTTCGCTACGGCTCGACCGAGGCTGCGGCCGCTGCCGCCGGCGTCAGCCCTGGCGTCTGGAGCGGCTACGAGAACGCCGACAAGCCCGAGACGACGATTCCGCTGGGCCGTCTGGTCGACATGAGCCTGACGGCGGACGAGCGCCGAGCGGTGGTCGCTCTCTTCGCGTCGCCGGATGAAGGCGCCGTCGAGGACATTCTGGACGAGGCGGCAGAGGCGACCGAGGCTGCCGCACGGGTCCAGAGCATGGTCCGCCTCGCCGCCCGCGACGGACAGATTACAGAGGCCGAGGCTCGCCCCATCCGTCAGGCCGCGCTGGAAGCCAAGGCCCAGATGCACGACGTGCTGAAGAGCGTGGGGAGGGTCGGATGATCGGTTACGCCCTCGACGCCGCGCGCCGTGGCTTTCGGGCCGCGACCCGGGCGCTCCGTGAGCGCAAGGCCGCCGATCCCATGGATCCGGTTCGCAGCTTGGCGCGCGACCTGATCGCCCGCGCCGAACGGCGGCGCGACACGCGGGCAATCAATCACCTCCAAGAGGCGATGAAGGTCTTTGCGACCGAGGCCCTGAAACCTGTTCCCCGGCCGCTGGACGCGGCGTCGGCCGGGTCTCTCACCACCCAGCCGCACAACCACTGAAAGCACAAACAATGAAGCCTATTACAGACGTCTTGCGGGATATCCGCAAGGGGATGGTGGCGGAAGCGGCCGGCGAAGAGCTGGCCAACGTCGTCCGCGCCGTCACCGCGACCGGCAAGCCCGGTTCGCTGACCCTCAAGCTGACCGTGAAGCCCCAGAAGGGCGACAGCGAACAGGTCGTGATCAGTTCGAAGGTCACCGCATCCTCGCCGACGGCCGACATGCCCGAGGCCATCTTCTTCGCCGACATGGACGGCGATCTGCACCGCAACGACCCGCGTCAACCGGAAATGTTCCGTGACGCTAACCTCGGCGACAAGGTCGTCGACGCCCGGAGGCCCGCCTAATGGACAATCCCAGCACCGAAGCCGGCTTTATCGCCGGCCTGGCCCAGAAGGCCGCACCCCGCGCCGAAGTCGTCACCTCGGCCGGCCGGACATGGCTGGTCACCCAGACCGGCGTCCACGCGGCGGAAGTCACCGATCCGCACGGTCTGACCCAGGCCGATCCGATTCGCATCCGTCAGGCGGTAACCCTGCAGACGGTCGACTCGCTGGTCGATTACGTGAATATCTTCAAGACCGAACACACGATCCTGTTTGCCGACATCGCCGGCTCAAGGATCGCGGCTCTGATCGACTATCATGGTCCGACCGCGCCGGCCCACGTCGACCACAAGGCCAACCTGTCCCTGCCGTTCTCGCAAGAATGGAAGACCTGGACCGCGATCGACGGCCGGCTGATGAGCCAGCTGGAGTTCGCGCGCTTCCTGGAAGAGAACGCCGTGGACGTGGTGGCGCCGACAGGGGCCGACCTCTTGGAGACGTGCCGCGATCTGCAGGCCGTTCGCAAGGTGGACTTCCGCAAGGCGGTTCGGACCAGCAGCGACAACGAGAACTTCGAATACACGGACGAGACCGAGGCGCGCACGAAGAACGGCGGCGTCGAGGTGCCGACGAAGTTCGAACTGCGCCTGCCAGTCTATTTCGGCGGCGAGTCGGTCGCCCTTTTCGCCTTCCTGCGCTGGAAGCTGACGGAGGGCGACCTGTCGCTCGGCATCGCCCTTCACCGTGCCGAGCACGTCCGCCAGGCCGTATTCAAGCAGATCGTCATCGAAGCCGGCGAGCGCACTGAGCGGCCGGTGGTCTTCGGGACGGCGGGCTGACCATGGGAGGGCATTCGAACACCAGCGTCGACGGTGGGCGGATGCCCGCCTGTCCGGTGACGCATGAAGCGCTGAAGGTGGGGCGATGACCCGCCTTGAACGCCTCGGCCTTGAGGTATCCGCCTACACCCTGCTGGGCTCCCGCGCTCAGGCTGCCACGCTGTGCGCCCTGATAGACGCCAAGGGCGCCCTGATGAACTGGCGTCAGTTGGCCAGCGCCAGGCCCTGGAAAATGCACGCTGAAGAGGCGAGCGCCGGAGTGGTGAAAACCCGCGTCTGCCTCCTCCGCCAGAGCCTGGAGGACGTCGGCCTCGGCGGGCTGGTCGTCGGCGGTGGTCGGAAAGAGGGCCTGTCCTATGCCCTGCCTGAGCCAGGCCGTTCGGTGGTCCTCGATCGCTTGATCATGGAGGCCGCATGACCCGCAAGAGCTACACGGTGGTCTCCGCCTACACCGGCCGGGACGGCAAGACCCGCGTCTATGTCAAAGACCACCCCCTCCCCCTTCTCTGCGAAGAACCTTTGAACGAGGGCGACGCGGTGGTGATCGTAGGCCAGAAGGCGGAGCGCGCCCGATGAGCAGCGCGGGATCATTTGCGACCGCGCGGCGTGGCGGTGTTCTTCAGTCCGAGGTCAATGACGCCCGGCAGAAGCTGGGCGCCCGCGCCACGCCGGCCCAGATCGCAAAGGTGCTGGGCCGGTGCGAGGCCGACGTTCGGGCGATTCTAGGCGGCGGAGACGTGGAGGGAATGCCCCGTGCCCGCGAGCCCTGGCCCTTGGGCGGCTGCGATGGGCCCCACCAGTCGGTCATCCGCGAGGTCTGCGCCGCGCACGGCGTACAGGTTGCCGACCTGAAGGCCTGCGCCGCCACGAAGATCCGCTATCCCAGCCCTGCGGCCCGCGCCTTGATCGCGTCGATCAAGGCCGTGCGTGAAGCCTTTCCCGATCTGACGCTGATCGACCAACAGGCGATCTTTCAGCGGGACAAGGCGAGCCTTTGCCGTTGGATAGGGCGGCACAGGGGCGAAGCCGCATGACGACCTCAGCCCATTACAGCATGGCTATGGACCTGATGCGGTCGGGCGTGCCTGTGCAGGCCGCCGCAGCAATGGCGGGCGTTTCTTCGATCTCGGTCGCCGCCCTGCCCGTCTCTCGGCCATCCAGGCCGTCCTATGTGCCGGGGCCTCGTTTCTGTCAGCCAGTGAAGTCGCTTCCGCCCAGGGAGCCCACGCGACACCCGACGACGCCGCATGATGCGGTGATTGCGACGGTGGAGAGTGTGGCGCGGCGATACGGCCTGTCTGCCCGCGAAGTTCTCGAGAAGTGCAACAAGCGTCACCGGGCCTATGCCCGGCATCAGGCTATGGCCGAGGTACAGGCCCGGTTTGGGCTCAGCCTTCCCAGGATAGGAGCGATCTTCGGCGGGATGCACCATACGACCGTGATGGAGGGCATTGAGCGCCACCATGCGCGGGTGCTGTGGGGCGAACTACTGATCGCCGCAGGCGGTGTCCGATGAGCGTTCAGTGCATCGCCATGGCGTTCGCGTTCGACGCCCCCAGCCCAACGACAAAGCTGGTTCTGCTGGCCCTCGCCAACTATGCGGACGAGAACGCGCAGTGTTTCCCGCCGGTCAAGAAGATCGTGGCGGAGACGGGCCTGAGCGACCGGGCCGTGCGGAACGCGATCCAGTCTCTGATCGCCGTCAGGGCCATCGAGAAGGCCACGCGGCGGCGGAAGAACGGGACGCAGACGTCGGATCTGTTCACGCTTTTCCCCAACGGTGGTCATAACCAGACTGCACGACGTGCAGGCGGCACGAAATGCCGGAATGAACAGACTGCACCAGATGCCGCCTGTGACGCCGACAGACTGCACGAGGTGCCGGTACAGACTGCACCAGATGCAGGCCTCACTACGTTCGAACCGTCACTAGAACCATCACTTGCTGTTGTTGACGCGCGAGGCGCGGAAATCGCGACGGCGCCGATGGTGCAGGTGATAGCCGAGGCGCTGGTCGAGGACGACTGGCCAGAGGGCGACGCCCGTGCCTGGTCGGCGGAACTGGTCGGCGAGGCCGGGACCGTGATGCTGGACCCCGCCCGTCAGCCGGGCCTCGCGACGACGCTGGGCCAGTTGGTCGCCTGGAAGCGGGACGGGGCGTCGTGGCGATACGACGTCGTGCCGGTGGTCACGGCCCTGGCCCAGAAGGCCCGCCGCCCAATCGCCACCTGGAAGTTCTTCGCACCCGCCATCGCTCAATCCATCGCCGACAACCGCGCCGCCCTCTCGATCCCGGAAGCCCGCCCCCATGCAAGCCCAGCCGATGAACACCGCCCGAGCGCTAAGCTGTCCGCAAAACGCGCAAACCTCGACCGTCACTACGCCGGTGCTGAGCAAGCCGCTGGCCTCGTGGCTGCTCGACGAGCCTACTGACGCCAAGGCCGTCGACGTCATCGCCAAGAGCGAGATGTTGCGGTCTGAGGCGGCGATGGCGATGCCGGCCCTGCGCGCGGCGGCCCTGCGTCCGGCCTCTGAATCGGAGGTCCGCGACATCATCGGGAGCCGGTTCGCGACCTATCCCCAGCCGGAACGGGACACAGGCGAGACGGCGGCGTTCTGGGCCGACTATTTCGACGCCCTGGACGGACTGACGCCGGCGCAGATCGAAGCGGGCATGAAGGCCCATGTCGCCGACCCGAAGTCGGAGTTTCTGCCCAAGCCCGGCCGTCTGGCGGATCTGGCCCGGCAATCGACGACGCCCGGCCGCTGGACCCGAGCTCATAACCGCGCCCGCGCGGCGGTGGTTCAAGCCCGCGCGGCGGAAGTCATGATTGAGGCGCCGGTGGTCCGGCACTCGCCCGAAGAGGTCAAGGCCATGTTGGCCCAGACCCTGGAGGCCTTGTCTCAGACGCCGACCGCCAAGGCCCTCGCCGCCCGGCAGGCCGCCCGCAAGCCCACGCCAGCCGCGCCCCTGCCGCCCGGCAGCGCCATGAGCGCCGAAATGCGCGCCATGCTCGAGCGCGCCGGAACCATCGCCCCCAAACCGCAAGACCACGACGGAGCCGCCGCATGACCTTGACCTGGCACATCGCCCAAGTGACCCAAGCCGGCCGCCGGGCGGCGATCGCTCTGCGAGAGCACCGCTTCACGGTCTATTGCCCGATCGAACGGACGTACAAGTCTGTTCCGAAGGGCGGTCGCGAGGAGGTGGAGCGGCCCCTGTTCCCCGGCTATCTGTTCGTCGGCCTGGGCCCCTGGAATGACTATGACCAGCTGTACGACATCGACGGGCTGACGCGGATCGTCGAGACCCGGCTTAGCAGCGAACGGTTGGCGTCTCTGGTCTATCAGCTGATGGCCCGCCAGTGCGCCGGCGAGTTTGACCAGACCACGTCGCACCGATATTTGCCGCCGAAGCCCATGGTCGGTTCGATGAATCGGCTGGTCGGGAACGGACTGACCGCCCTCGGCAAGCTGTTGAAGACCGATCCCAACGGGCGCCTGGATCTGGTGCTGTCTGGAGAGCTGGACGGCGAGGATGAAGAGTGGGAGGCGGCTGCCTGACACAAGATGTTGCGCCGGGGCTTGCACCTCGGCGCAAATCATGGCAGGCAGATGGTGCGGACACAGCTCACGGGCAATGCAGCCCCTTGGTAAAACAGCCCAGCGGGCAGGCCTCGGTCCGGACGATCAGCGACCTCGATAGGGGACTGCATCGTCGGTAAGGCGAAACTCGCCCTGAGCAGTCCGACAAGATACCCCGCGCCAGTTCCACGTCGTCCAGCACCGGGACAAGGGACGTTCATCTCGACCGACCAGCGCTGACGATGGCTCGGGATAGCCAGGCGTCCATAGCGTCAACCCAGCGGCGCGGCACGGCATAGCCGTTCCCATTGCTGGCATGGCGGTCATTCCCGGATAGATCAGGAGCTCGCGATGGCCCGACTGTCGCACCTGTCCAGTCGCGTCAACTACGCGTGCGATCGCCGGGCCTTTGCTTCGGATGCATCCAGAGGCCCCGCGCCTGCACAGCATAGCCAGCCATGGAAGGCCTGGTACAAGACGAAACGATGGCGTGACCTCAAGGCTGAGGTCCACATCCGGGACAACTACACCTGCCAGCGGACGGGCCAACTCTGTGGCGGGACATATCCCGCGCCTGACAGCCCGGTAGCCAACCATAAGCGTCCGCACCGTGGCGACCCCGCCCTTTTCTGGGACCCAGCCAACGTCGAGACGGTCAGCAAGGCCGTCCACGACAGCGCTATCCAGGCCGAAGAGCAGTCCAGCCTCCACCAACGGGGCGACTGGAGCTGACAGCCCCAGGGGGGCATCGAAACTTCCGAAGGTCCGTCGCTCACAGACCGGCCGCCTACTCACGGACAGATTAAATCCCGGCTGGGAAGTTCGCGGGTGCGAACCGGGCCGGCAGGAGCCCTCATGGCGGATGAAAAAAAGCCCGTCGATTGGGCTGAGATCGAGCGCGACTACCGCACGAGCAAGATGTCTGTGCGCGAGATTGCCCGCTGGTACGGGATCACAGAAGCGGCGATCCGAAAGCGCGCCAAGAAGGACGGATGGGAGCGCCCGAGTTCGCAGGATGGTGCGCAGGCTGAGGCCGCGCACCCGGAGCCCGAGAAAGTTTACATCGGCACTGTCCTGACCCCTGAGAACACGACGCCCGAGGCAATCGTCGGTCGAGGTCGGAACCTCGTCATGCGGATGATGGACGAGCTGGACGCCACCACGAGCCGACAAGGCGAGCTAGAGTCACTGATCGTTTCGTCAACCGACGAGGCCGACGCCAGCGGGCAGCGCGCCGCCCTGATGCAGGCGGTGTCGCTGAAGACCAGATCCGATGTTCTTAAGGCGCTGGCGACGGCGGCAAAGACGTTGGCGGAAGCGGGAGCCCCCCAGGGCGTCAAGAAACAGCGCCAGGAGGCCGGACAGCGGGTCGCAAAAAGCAGCAGCCGCTTCGCTTCGCCCCCGCCGCCTATTCGGCTGGTGCAGTAACCGGTGGAGTGGTCGACAGCCTGCGTCGACTGGAGAGACCGGATCGTCGCCAAGCGGTCCCTTATCCCGTCGCCGCTGTTCAGGGACGAAGCGCGAGAGGCGCTGGAGGTCTTCAAGTCGCTCCGCATCGTGGATGCGCCGCGTCAACCGACTTTCGGCGAGGCCTGTGAGCAGTGGGTGTTCGATTTCGTATCGGCCATCTTCGGCGCCTATGACGCAGTAAGCGGCCGGCGTCTGATCAAGGAGTTCTTCCTGCTCATCAGCAAGAAGAACTCGAAGTCCACCATTGCGGCGGGCATCATGCTCACGGCGCTCATCCGGAACTGGCGCCATTCGGCGGAGCTGCTGATCCTAGCGCCGACAATCGAGGTCGCCCAGAACGCCTACAAGCCCGCGCGGGACATGGTGAAGGCGGACGAGGAGTTGGAAGACCTCTTCCACGTCCAGGATCATATCAGGACGATCACGCACCGCGACAACGGCGCCATGCTGAAGGTCGTGGCGGCCGACACGGACACGGTGTCCGGCAAGAAGGCCGGCCACATCTTCATCGACGAGCTGTGGGTCTTCGGAAAACGCGCCAAGGCTGACGCGATGCTTCGAGAGGCCACGGGCGGCACGGTCTCTAGGCCCGAGGGCTTCATCATCTGGGCCAGCACGCAGTCGGACGAAGAGCCGGCGGGGGTTTTCAAGACCAAGCTCGACTATTTCCGCGACGTTCGGGACGGTAAGATCGCGGATCAGCGCTCCCTTCCCGTCATCTATGAGTTTCCAGAGCAGATGGTGGAGGCCGAGGCCTTCCTGCGGCCGGAAAACTTCTACATCACCAACCCGAATCTGGGCCGGTCGGTCGATCAGGAGTGGCTGGAGGCTGAGCTTCGCAAGGTCGAGAACGCGACCGGGGGCGAAAGGCAGGTTTTCCTCGCCAAGCACCTGAACGTCGAGATCGGGTTGAAGCTGGCGAACAACCGCTGGGCCGGCGCCGACTATTGGGAAGCGGCGACAGACAAGAGCCTGACCCTCGAAGAGGTCCTGGCGCGTTCGGAGGTCTGCACGATTGGCATCGACGGCGGCGGCCTGGACGACTTGTTCGGTCTGGCGGTGCTGGGCCGGTGCAGGGAAACGCAGAAGTGGCTGCTCTGGACCCATGCCTGGGCGCACGACGACGTGCTTAAGCGCCGCGCGGACATCGCAAGCCGGCTGAAGGACTTCGAAGGCGATGGCGACCTGACGATCAGCGAAGATCCGATGGCCCCAATCATGGAGGCTGCGGCCTACATCGAACGGGTCAAGGAGGCTTCCCTGCTGCCCGAGTCTGAGGGCGTGGGGATCGACCCAATCGGCGTCGCCGCGCTCGTCGATGAGCTGGAGGCGCGCGGAATCGCGCCGGGACAGCAGGTCGCGATTCGACAGGGATTTGCGCTCTCGCCGGCCTCCTGGGGCGCGGAGATCAAGCTGAAGAACGGATCGCTGAAGCATGGCGGTCAGCGGATGATGGCCTGGTGTGTCGGCAACGCGAAGGTCGAGGTCCGAGGCGGCGCGGTGATCATCACCAAACAGTCGGCCGGCCGGGCAAAGATCGACCCGCTCGTGGCGGCGTTCAACGCGATGATGCTGATGGCGCGCAAGCCCATGGCGACGGGGCCGAGCGTCTACGAGGCGCGGGGCCTTCTGATGGTCTGAGGGAGGCGGAATGAACTTTGCCCGCCTGCTAGGTTTTGGCGCAAAGCCAGAGTCCGCCATGACGGCGCGCCAGCCTCACGGCGACGCCTTCATGGCCTACTCGCTGAACGACCCGTTTTTGCTGGAGTTCATGCGCGACGGCTACGAGGCCGCCTCGGGCGCCCGGGTCAGCACGCAGACCGCGCTGCGCAACCCGGCCATGTTCCGGGCGGTCAGCCTGATCTCCTACGCGATTGGCATGCTGCCGCTTCACGTCATCGACGACGAGACGAAGGAGAAGGCGGATCACCCGCTGTTCCGCATTCTGCATCGGGAGCCGAACAACTGGCAAACGGCGTTCGACTTCCGATCGCTGATGCAGCTGCGGGCCCTGGTGAAGGGCAATGCCTATGCGCTGATTATCCGGTCGCGACAGATCCGAACCGGTCGCGACGAGATTATCCGGCTCGTGCCTCTCGACCCCGATCTGGTGACGCCGGTCCAGAACGACGACTGGAGCGTCAGCTACCGATACCAGCCGAAGAACGGCGCCCTACGCACACTGCGGCCGGAGGAGGTTTTCCATCTGCGCGGCCTGTCGCTCGACGGCATCTGTGGCATGTCGCTGGTCAAGCAGGCGCGTGATGCGATCGGTTTGGCGCTTAGTGCCGAACTGGCGGCCGGTAGACTGTTCAAGAACGGCTCGTTTGTCGGCGGCGCCCTGAAGCATCCCGGCAAGTTGTCGGATCCAGCCTTCGAACGTCTGAAGAGCTCGCTCGCCGACAAGGAGGGCGCGGAGAACGCCGGCAAGAACCTGATTCTCGAAGAGGGCATGGATTACATCGCCCTGTCGCAGAACGCGCGGGATTCGCAGCTGACCGAGCTGCGGAAGATGCAGGTCGAGGAAATCGCCCGCGTGACCGGTGTGCCGCGCCCGCTCCTGATGGTCGATGAGACCAGCTGGGGCTCAGGCATCCAGGCGCTGGGCCAGTTTTTCGTCCAGTACGCCCTGAACCCCTGGTTTGAGGCCTGGCAGCAGGCCGCCGAGCGGTCACTCCTAACCGGGGCGGAGAAGGATCGGTACGCTGTCAAGTTCAATCCTGGGGCTCTGCTTCGCGGCTCGACGAAAGATCAGGGCGACTTCTTCGCGAAGGCCTTGGGTGCCGGTGGTCAGCCGGGATGGATGAGCCCGAACGAGGTGCGTCGCCTCAACGACATGCCGGACGACACCGATCCGGCCAGCAACGCGATCAGCAAGGGCAATCAGGGCGGCTCGCCCTCGCCCGAAGAAAACGGAGGCGGCGATGCGCCAGCGTAATCTGCGGGTTTTTGCCAAGGCGCGTCCGGGGGCCATGCCCCTCCCCGCGCGCCGTGACGTGGCGGCATTCACGAAGCCCCAGGTCTTCGACAAATGGTCGGAAGACGCGGCGGGCGTGCGCGCCCTGGAGCGGGGCGACAACGTCGTCACCATGTTCGATGTGATCGGCGAGGACTTCTGGTCCGGCGGCGGGATCACGGCGAAGAAGGTTTCGCAGCAGCTTCGCGCCATCGGAGACCGGCCCGTCGAGGTCCAGATCAACTCGCCGGGCGGCGACATGTTCGAGGGGATCGCGATCTACAATGTCCTGCGCGAGCACCCGCAGGAGATCACGGTCAAGGTCATGGGGATGGCCGCCTCCGCCGCCTCGATTATCGCCATGGCCGGCGACAAGATCGAGATCGGGGCGGCTTCCTTCCTGATGATCCACAACTGCTGGGTTCTCGCGATGGGGAACCGGCACGACATGCGCGAGACCGCTGAGTTCCTTGACCCGTTCGACGCTGCCATGGTCGAAGTCTATGCCGCCCGTTCGGGACAGAAGGCGGACCAGATCGCGGCCTGGATGGACGCCGAGACCTTCATGTCAGGCTCGCAGGCGATCGAGCGCGGGTTCGCCGACGCTCTGCTGCCAGCCGACAAGACCACAACCGACGAGAAAGCCAAGGCGGAAGATCGCCGGGTCAACGAGCTCCGCGCCGCGGAGCTTGACCTCGTCCGTGCGGGCATGACGCGCACCCAGGCGCGCGACCGCATCAGCAAGATCAAGGGCACGCCTGGCGCTGCCCCTGATGACGACGCCACGCCGGGCGCTGGCGACCACGAACTGTCGGCTTCCATGGCCGACTTGCTTGCCACCATCCGCGCCTAAGGCGCGTCAGGAGATATCATCATGAAGACCCATCTGCTGGGCGCAGCTCCGCGCGCCCTGTGCGGCGGCGTGCGCGCCGACGTCACCGACCCTAAGACTATGATCGGCCAACTGCAGGCCGCCTTCGAAGAGTTCAAGAAAACGAACGACGAGAAGCTGAAGGCCAAGGCGGACGTGATCCTGGACGAGAAGGTCCAGCGCCTCGACGCCGCTATCGACGGTTTCCAGGCGACGATCGACGATCTGAACGCCAAGATCGCGGCCGGCGCCGCCAACAAGGACGCACCGCGTGACGCCGAGTACACCTCGGCCTTTCAGGCGCACTTCCGCAAAGGCTCCGTCGAGGCGTCCCTGAACAAGGGCGCCGACGATGAGGGCGGCTATCTGGCCCCCATCGAGTGGGACCGCACGATCACCGACAAGCTGATCGAGGTCTCGCCCATGCGCCAGATCGCGACCGTGCAGACCGTGTCGAGCGCCGGCTTCAAGAAGCTGTACAATCTGCACGGTACCGGTTCCGGCTGGGTCGGTGAAACTGCCGCCCGTCCGGAGACTGCGACTCCGGAGTTCGGCGCGCAGACCTTCGTCCCGGGCGAGTTGTACGCGAACCCCGCAGCGACCCAGCAACTGCTGGACGACGCGGAGGTCAACCTGGAGGCCTGGCTGGCCAACGAGGTCGAGACCGAGTTCGCCTACCAGGAGGGCCTGGCCTTCGTGTCCGGCAACGGCACAAACAAGCCCAAGGGCTTCCTGACCTACGTCACCGGCGCCGCCAACGCCGCCGACAATCCCCTGGGCGCGATCCAGGTCACCACGGCCGCCGCTGCTGCGGCGGTTACGACCGACGAGCTGATAGACCTGGTCTACAGCCTGCCGGGTGTGCTCGCGCAGAACGCGCGTTTCGTCACCAACCGCAACAGCCTGTCGAAGGTTCGGAAGCTGAAGGACGGCGACGGCAACTACATCTGGCAGCCCTCGCTGCAGGCGGGCCAGCCGGCCCAACTCCTGGGCTATCCGGTGACGGAAATGGCGGCGATGCCGAACATGGCGGCCGGCGCCGTACCGATCGCTTTCGGCGATTTCCGCCGGGGCTATCTGATCGTCGATCGCACTGGCGTCCGCGTCCTTCGCGACCCGTACTCCAATAAGCCCTACGTGATGTTTTACACCACGAAGCGCGTTGGCGGCGGCGTACAGAACCCGGAGGCCATTAAGGCCCTGAAGATGGCCGCTTCCTAAGCGGCCATCTGAGGTCACCGGGCCGGGTTAGATCCCGGCCCGGCTTTCCAGGGCGGATGCGCGCCGTCCTTCCTGGCAAGCCGGGGACCATCCATCTGAAAAAGGAGGCCGTTATGGCCAAGATTGAGAAGGCCCCTGCGGCCGAACCCGCCAAATCCGAGGGCCGCTTGCCCGAGACCATGGCGGTCGAGAACCCGGATCCGGCGACCGAGATGGACTCGGCCTCGGGTGCGTTCATCGAGCCGGAGATCAAGGCAGCGATACCGGTCGAACACCCTTCGGTCGAGAACAACCCGCGCGCGGGCACCTCGGCCGTGCAGAACGGCGGCGATTTCAATGATCCGGTTCGCCGCCATCCCTCGGAAGATGGCTTTGCCGGCCAGGGACTGGATATGTCGGTCTACGGCAAGACCGAAGCCACGAAGGACTGACCCATGCTCAACGTCGTCGTCACCGAGACCGGCCCGCTGTTCACCCTCGAAGAGGCCAAGGAACATCTGCGCGTCGATCATAGTGACGACGACGCCTTGATCAGCACTTACGCGGATGCCGCAGTCAGCCGTGTGCTGCAATACTGCAACCTCGCGCTTGTGCCTGGCGGCGCCGCTGTCGCGGCCTTCAAGGCCGCCGCGCTGCTGGCGCTCGGCGATCTCTACGCGAATCGCGAGCCGGTGCTGTCTGATGGATCGCCGATCCGAAACCTGATCGACCCGTACCGCTGGCTTCGGGTCTGAGGAGATCGCCATGCGCGTCCGCTTCACTGAATCGTTCGACTACATTCCGTCCGAAGAGCCGCGCGTGCTGATCGCCTATCGCGCTGCCGGTGGCGCAAACAAGGACGGCATCTACACCGTCAAGCGCGAGTGTGGTGAGGCGGCGGTCCAGGCTGGCGCTGGCGAGGAGGTGGCCTCCGACCCGCTGGACCATGACCAGGACGGACGAAAGGGCGGCTCACTCCCGAAGGCGAAGCATACCGATGCCGAAGCCTAAGGGTGCGGGCGATCTGCGCCAGCGGGTCTATTTCGAGCGTCGGGCCGAGGGGTCGGATGCCTACGGAAACCCGGTCCAGGGCTGGGAGCCCTTGGGGATCAGCCGCGCGGCGAGCCTGCTTCCCACGCGGGGCAGCGAGGCGGTGCAATCCGACCGCCTCTCGGGGCGTGTGCAGTGGGATTGCTGGGTCAGGTCAGACAGCGGCACCCGCTCGCTCCAGACCGGCGACCGAATGGTGGACCAGCGGGACACCTCGCGCACCTTCAATATCGGGTTCATCGGCGACATGGACGGCGACCGAACGTGGTTGCTGATTCAGGCCGTGTCAGGAGGCGCCGATGGCTAAGGGCGGCCTTGAAGGCGTCGAACGTCTGACCCGCAAGCTGTCGGCCATGACCCCAGCCGTCCGCAAGGCGGCGGGCCAGGAGGCCTTTCTTCAAGCAGAGGAGATGGCGGCCCAGATGCGCCGGATCGCACCTCGGGATGACGATCCGAACAACGGAGAACAGGTCCGCGACCATATCCACGTCGAAGAGGGCCGCCTTGGCGAAGTGTCTTATGTCGTGATCAGCGACGCGAAGGATGCGAAGGGCCGCCCGAAGGCGCCGCGTGTCGAGCTTGGACACCTTGCCGCCAACGGCCGACACGTCGAGGCCAGCCCTTCGTTCTATCCAGTGGTTCGGGCAAATCAGCGCAAGGTGAAGCGCCGGATCGCCAACGCCATGCGCCGCGCCATCAAGGCGGAGGCCGCCCGATGATCGACCCGCAGCTTCCGCTTCAGGCCGCCATCGTCGCGGCGGTCAAGGCCGACGCAGAGCTAGACACCCTGATCGCCGGTCGCATCTTCGACCGCGTTCCGGTCAATGTGGACGGCATTCCGCAAGGGCCGTTTCCGTACCTGAGTTTCGGCTCAGCCGATACGACCGATGAAGGTACGGCCTGCGTCGGCCCCTCTGACTGCTTTATCGACCTGAACGGGTGGTCCCGAGAGGTCGGCTATCCGGAGGTGAAGCGCATCGGCGCTCGCGCTGCGGCCCTGCTGAACACCAAACTCGCCGTCGCAGGCTTCGAGGTGGTGACGCACCGGGTCGAGCGCCTGTCCTATCAGCGCGAGCAGGACGGCCTCACCAGCCGCGCCCTCCTTCGCCTGCGCTACGGCCTGAAGAAGGCCGCCTGATCCCGCCCTGCGGGCCATCCCGCCCCCTCGGGGGTTTCTTCGACAGAGAAAGGCATCCGAATGTCGGACGTTTTCGTGAGCGTCGTCTCGGGCGAGGAAATCCTCGTCCAGCTCGGCGACGGTGCGGACCCCGAGGTCTTCGCCCATGACTGCATGATCAACGGCTCGCGCGGGTTCAACCGCACGGCGACCACGACCGATCAGCAGATCCCCAACTGCACCGATCCGTCCAAGCCGCCCAAGACCATGCGGCGCACGGACTCGACCGACAGCACGATCAGCGGCGAAGGCCTCCTGCATTCCGCGTCGGTGCTGGCCTGGTTGAACCGCGTAGGTCAAACGATCAACTGCCGCGTCCGCAAGGCCGGCTCCTTCCAGATCGCCGGCCCCTACATCCTGACCGAGTTCTCGATCACCGGAAATGCCCGTGAATACGCCACGGCCTCGGTCACTCTGGTCCAGGCCGACGAGCCGACCATCACGGCCGGCGCCTGATGAGCCGCAGCGCCAAGTACCGGGCTCCGTTCGGGGACGGAGTCTACGATTTCGTCCTCGACATCGGCGGTCTGGAGGAGTTGCAGGAGAAGACCGACGCCGGACCCGAAGAGCTTTATCACCGGGTCTCAAACGGCAACTGGCGCATCGCCGACCTAAGGGAGCCCATTCGCATCGGCTTGATCCGTGGCGGTATGGACCCGATGCGCGCTTTGGCTATGCAGGCCCGATATGCTGCGGAGGGCTATCTGGCTTCGCTGAAGCCGCTCGTCCTCGGCATCCTCGCCGCGGCCCTGGTCGGCGCTCCCGACGAGGACACCCCGTCGGGGGAGCAACAAGCGGGGGCGAAAGACCCCTCCCCCGCCGAAAAATCCGCTTCGCAGGACTCTACGCCGCTGGTGCGCAAATCGGACTCTCCCCGAAAGAGGTCCGCGAAAGCAGTCTCTGGCAGCTAAGCGAGGCGCATCGGGGCTGGCGCAAGGCGCAGGGTGTCGAGGAGAAGGCCGGCGCCCCGTCCATAGAGGCATTTGAACGAGCGGTGAAAGCGGCTAGGTCTTAGGCTCAGGAGGACGAGCCATGAAGACCCTTCGCAATATCGCGCTTGCTGCGCTTCTGCTCTTCGTCGTCGCTCCCTGCGCCTACAATCAATACTTCCGCTCATCGGCGCCCCTCGACCACGACGCTGACCTCTTTGCGGCGGCTCGCGCAGCAGCGGGTTCCTCCCTAACCGACGCGGTGATTGTCGAAGGCATCCGCGAACGAGCGGTGTGCGCCAGACGAGCGGGCGCCGATCTTGTCTACCGCGAAGACAGCAAGACCCTGATCGTTGACGACGGCCGACCGGTGATGAGCGCGGCGTTGGACGGATGGTGTCGGGAGAAACTGGGCAACAACTGGGCGGGGCGCGACCTACCGTAGGAGGCTACAGCCTCCACAAGGAGGCTTCATGGCCGACGAGATCGAGAGACTTCTGGTCCGCGTTGAAGCCAACGCGGAACAGTTTGAGCGCCAGATCAAGAAGATGAACAAGGCGCTGTACGGCTCGCAGGCCGAGACGCGCAAGACGCTTAACGCGATCAAGAAGGACTGGAAGGACGCTGGCCGCGACGTCGCAAACGACTTCTATCGTCCAATACAGCTTGCATCGACCGTCGCGCTCGGCGCCATCGTCGGCTTTTCTCTGAACGCCGCGAAGCGCGCAGAGGCCGTTGACGGCGCATTCCAGCAGGTCTTCCGCGACATGCCGAAGGAAGCCCAGGCTGCGGTGTTGAAGATCAGCGAAGAGTTTGGGCGCCTAGAAACCGATGTGAAGGACAACTTCACTCGGATGAGGGGCGTTCTAACTGCGTTGGGGGTGGATGCCGAGCAGTCTCTGAAGATTGTCGATCAGCTGCAACGCCGATCTCTGGATATCGGCGCGTTCGCAAACGTGGAGGATGCCGAAGCCTTCCGCGCTGTGATTTCGGGGCTTACTGGCGAAACTGAACCCCTCAAGCGCTTCGGCATCGTGGTCAACGAGACTGCTACGAAGGCCGAGCTGCTCCGGCTGGGGTTCAAGGGCAACGCAGAGCAGGCGTCCGAAGGCGCCAAGGCTATCGCCCGCGCCAACATCATCATGCGGCAGAGCGCCGACATGCACGGGCAAGTCGCACGCGAAAGCGACCAGTTGGCCGAGCAGGAAAAGCGGACGCGCGCCGAGTTCACGAAGGCGGCGGAGGATTTCGGCCGCAAGTTTCTCCCCGTTGCGAAGGACGTGCTGGTTTGGGCGTCGAACGCTCTCGATGCTTTCAACAAGTTGCCAGAAGGTACGCAGACCGCGGGCTTAGCTCTGTTGGCTTTCGTGGCCGCCTCTGGCCCGGTTGGGGCTGCGATCACGGGCATTCGGTCTTTGATCGCGGCTGCAGTAGCGGCCCGCGCGGCGCTGGCTGCCTTGGGCTCGACCCCTGGAGCCGGAGGTGGCCGAGGCGGTGGTGGCGTCGGCGGCATAGCCGGCCGCGGCGTTCTCGGGACGGCGGCCCTGGGCGCCGGTCTTCTCGTCGGGACCGGAAGCTTTGCTCCTGCGCCCTACCGTGGCGACGATCTTCAGAGGCAACTTGAACAAGCGGTCAAAAATCGTGACCAGGCGCAGGCCCTCGCCAACGACACCTTCCTGAAATCGTCACGTGTAGTTCAGCAGCAGCGGCAAGGGCTTGCCGCCGCTAATCAGCGCGTCGCAGCGCTCCAGCAGCAGATACAGGCGCGCGATGCTGCGGCGGCGAAGGCCGAGCAGGACAAGGCGCTTGGCGAGGCGGACGCCGCGTCGCGGGCGGCACTTAGTCAGCTTGGCGACTTCGGACTTTCCGACGCCCAGCGCCGCCCCGGCGCGCCCGGTGGCGGCTCGGGCAGATCCGGCGCCGCTGCTGCCGAGCGCCAGGCCGAAAGGCGGGCCGCACTCGCGCAGGAACTCGCAATCGTCCAAGCCCGTGCTGCGGGCGACGAAGCGTCCATCAAGGCCGCCGAGGAGCGCCAAACGCTTGCTCAGCTGACGGCCGATTATCTGGATGCCGGCTATGCGGACGCCAACGCCAGGGCGCTGGAGCATCTGTCCCTGCTCAATCAGGCCGAGGCGTTGATTCAGGAGCGGGCAAAGGCCGAAGAGGATGTCGATAAGATCCTTGAGGGGCGACAGCGCCAGCTTGAGCGCGAGGCAGACTATCAACGCCTTCTGAACGACCAACTGCTGGATGCACTTCAGATCGAGGCTCAATTGGCGGGACTCCGAGGAGAGGAAGGCGCAATCCGCGACGCCGAGCGCAGGCTGTACGTCGAGCAGCGGACGAACGAGCTGATGGCCCTGCGTCTCTCGATGACCGAACAGGAGGCGCGCGCCAAAGCGGGACAGGAGTTTGACGCTCTCGACGCCGCCGACCGCTCCGGCCGGATGCGCGACGAGTTTCGCACTGCGTTCAGCGACGGCATCCGGGCCGCCATTGATGGCGATGTCGGCGGGTTCTTCGAGGGCCTGGCGGACCGCTTCACGAACCGGATGCTGGACAATCTGGCAGATGATCTTTTTGACCTGATATCGAACGTCGGCGGCGACAAGAAGGGCGGCCTCCTCAACACCATCGCCTCCGGCATAGGCTCCTTCTTCAGCGGCGGCGCCCGTGCGACCGGTGGTCCTGTCACGGCCGGCCGCGCCTACAAGGTCAACCACAACAACCCTCAGAGCGAGTGGTTCGTGCCCGGCATGAACGGCTCGATCCTGACCAATGGTCAGATGCGTGGCCTTCAGACGGGCGTCGGCCGAGGCGGCGGCGGTGCGATCGCAATCACGGTGGATGTGTCCGGCGCCAACGGTGACGCCGCCGTGGCGGCCATTGCGGAGGCGGCGGCGCGGCGCGGTGCTGAACAGGCCGTCGCTCAATCTCGCCTGGACCAATCTCAGGCCAACGCGGCCCGGAGGTATCGCCTGAAATGACGATCCAGCTCCAGGCTCTGCCTGAGACCACCACCTACGAGTTTCGGGAAGTCGCTGCGGGAAATGTGCTGCGTCCCGCGTTCGGGGGACCGCTTCAACCCCTAGCGCGGAAGGGCGATCACTGGGCGTGGGACGTGACTATCCCGGCCCTGGACGCCCGCGCCTGCGGCATGGGCCTCTTCGCCGACCTGACCCGTGGAAAGCGCGAGCCGGTGGTCATGCCCGTGCCCGACCGCATCCCCAGCCGCCCCTACGGCTCGCCCGTCATGGACGGCGTTGCGGCCGGATCTGTGGTTCCGGTGCGGGGGCTGACTCCGGCCGTGCCGATCGCCAAGGGCAAGTGGATGTCGCTGGTCCTGGCGGGTCAGCGCTATCTCTATTTGGTCGCGGCCGATGTGGTGGCGGACGGCGCGGGCAAGGCCCAAGTGCCGATCACGACGCTTCTCCGCAGGCCCACGATCGACGGCGCTACGGTCGAACTAGCGACGCCGATGGTCGAGGGTTTGGTTCCCGCCAATCAATCGGCGTCGCTGTCCACCCTGTCGGCGCTGGGCCTGAAGTTCACGATCGAGGAGCGGGACTGAGATGGACGCGGCTCTTGTCGCGGCGTTTCAGCAGCCCGCGCCGATCAAATGCACTCTGGTTCGGTTCGAACTGCCGGGCGAGGCGCTGTGCCTGACGGACGGCGGGTTCGCCCTGTTCGACGCCGGCGAGGGCGAGGGTGTCGAAACCTATCTGGGGCGGCATCCGACCTATGGCGTGTTGAGCCGGGTCGGGAACGCCAAGGACGGGGCCGACAGCGGCACACCGCGCGTGGATGTCGAAATCCTGCCTGCGTCCGATCTGGCGGCGGCGGCTCTCGGCTCGCCCAATGTGCAGGGCGGTCGGTTTCAGTGGTGGGAAGGCGTGATCGATCCGGTCACGGGCCTGCTGATCGGTGCTCCTGAACTGAAGTTCGACGGCGAGATCGACAAGCCGCGCCTGTCCGTGGACGCTGAGGGTTGGGCCCTGACGCTGGAGTGCGGCACCCAGGCGGAGCGCCAGCTGGAACCGAACGCGGACTGGCGACTGAACAACGCCTTCCATCAGCTGATCTGGCCCGGCGAGTTGGGCCTCTCGTTCGTGGACGGTGTGACCCGCAAGAAGGAATGGCGGAGCCGTCCGGAAAACCCCGGCGTGTTCAAGCGCCTGCTGAAGTCCTTCGTGCTCTTCCTGCCCGACTAGGGACTGATCCATGACCACGATGCTGAAACGGGCTGCGGCGACGCAGGCTTGTATGGACCGGTTCGCCTATAAGCCCGTCGAGCCGGGCGTGCGCGACTGCGGAAAATTGGCGGCGCACGCGCTGCACAAACAAGGTCGATCCGCCAAGCTGCTGACCGCCTCCCGCCACAAAAGCTGGGCCGCCGCGCTGCGCTACCTGAGGAAGATGGGCGCCGGCGATCTGGTCACACTGATGGACATGATGGGTCTGGAGCGGATTCCGCCCGCAGCCGCCCTGCCCGGCGACATCATCGCCATGCCGACCGATGACGCCAACGGTTTCGGCTGCTCTCTGACAGTCGCGCTGGATAACGGCCGTGTACTCGGTCTGAACCCAGCGACCAACCAGATCGAGCCGATGATCCCCCACCTCTTCATCTGCGCCTGGAGGGTCTGAGTGCCGCATCTCCTGCCAGCCGCCGCCAGCGCTGTCGCTGCCGCCGCACCGGCGGCCGCCGCCACGGCCGCCAAGGCCACGCTGATGACGACGTTGAAGTCCGTCGCCTTCAACGCCCTGACCAATCTGGCGATCAGCTCGGCCCTGTCCGTGTTTCAGCCCCAGGTGGGGCAGTCGGGCCGGACGTTCGAGTTCGTGATCGACCCCGATGGGCCGATCCCGTTCGCGGCCGGGCGGGTCGGCGTGTCCGGGTCGGTCATCCATCGGGACACCTTCGGGCCGGACCTGATGTATTACGGCATCGTGTTTGTCCTGTCGGGCGCGGGGCCGATCACGGCCATCGAGTCGTTCAAGGCCGATGACTACTTCATGTCGTTCGACGCCAACGGCGGCGCGACGACCGAGCCCTATCGGCAGGAGTTGTTCTTCCGTTACGTCCTGGGGCATCAGCCCGCGCCGGTCGCCCTGACGACGCCCTCCGGCTTCAAGAACGGCGCGACCCTGCCGGGCTGGACCTCGGCGCACAAGCTGTCCGGCAAGGCGGCCGGCGTCATCTTCATGGCGGAGAACTCGAAGGGTTCGGCGTTTCCGACCGGCGAGATCAAGCCGCTGGTCCAGATGATGGGGCTGAAGGGCTGGGACCCGACCCTGGACAGCACCTATCCGGGCGGGTCCGGCCCTTGTCGCCTGCACGACTCCAGCACCTGGGTCACGCTGACCTGCCCCATCCTGTGGGCGCTGAAGTGGGCGCTGGGCCTGTGGGAAGGCCCGACGCTGAAGGGGGCGCCGGCGCACGGCAGCACGACGGACTATCAGGTCGGCGGCATTGGGGCGAAGCTGTCGGGCATCGACGTTCCGGCCTTCGTCGCCGCGTCGAACGTCGCTAAGGCCAACGGCTGGACCGTATCGGCCTATCCGAACACGGACGACGACAAGCACCAGGTGCTCCAGTCCTTCCTCCAAGCCGGGGGAGCGATCTATTCGCAGCGCGCGGGCAAGATCAGTTGCATCAGCCGCGCCGCGCCACGGACCAGCATCGTCACCATCTCGGCCGCCGACACGGCCGGGCCTCTGGAGATCGACGCCGCCGCCAGCCGGATCGACCGCATCAACACCCTGCGGCCCCGCTTCTGGAGCCCGGCGCACCGTTGGCAGATGACCGCGCTGGACGGCGAGGTCACGGCAGAGAGCTATCGCGAGGAAGACGGCGCGGTTCGGTCGCGGGGGATCGACTACCCCTATGTCTCGAACGCGGTCCAGGCCGCCCAGCTGGCGGCGCTCCAGATCGCCAATACGCGCGAGGGCATCGCGGGCGTGATCCCGCTGAAGCCGCACCTGCAACGCATCCGGCCGGGCGACGCCTTCACCATCACGGAACCGGGCTTTGTCCTGAACGGGCTGAAATGCCTGTGCCTGAATACCGACTATGATCCGGCGACGGGCGTGGTGCGGGTGTCGTTCGTCAGCGAGACGGATGGGAAGTATCCGTTCGCCCTGGGTCAGGATCCAACGCCGCCGACGCCGCAGGTTTTGACGCCGGTCGATCCACGCTACGTCAGCCCACCTGAGGCCGGCGACTGGACCATCACCCCGCGCCCGCCGGCGCCGGGCGGTGGCGGCCTCCCCAGCTTCGACCTTACCGGCGTTGTCTCAAACGACACCGCGACGGCCATCATCGTCGAGTATGGCTCCACTGCGACCGGCCCATGGACTCAAGCCTATCAAGGCCCGCCCACGGTCACGAACATACCGATCGAAGGGCTCCAGCCCGGCGCGACCTACTATGTCGCCATCCAGTACCAGCGGAACCAGAATTACTCGGAGCGCTACGTCTACGGTCCCTACACGGCGCCGCTTCTGGACCCGTCACCTAACGCTCCGACCATCCAAGCGATTAACGCCGACATCACTGCGGCCTTCGGCGACATTTTCGACGTGTCCGCCCTCGTCAGTCAGGCGCGCACGGACATCGACGCCCAAGGGGCCGAGATCGCGGCGGCGCGTGGTGATCAGGGCAACCTCTCGGCACGTCTGTCCCAACTCAACCAGCTCCGCATCGACGGCGATACTGCCCTTGGGACGTCGATAACAAATCTCACGGCGCGCACGGAGAACACCGAAGCCGACATCATTGATCTGGAGAACGCCCTAGCGACCGAGACGGGCGCTCGGGCTCAGGCGATCCAGCAGGTGACGGCGAAGTTGGCGGCGCGCCCCAACATCCAGATCAACGGTGGATTTGAGAACGGAACTGCCGGCATCGGTTGGGGTGGCTCCTCGGTCGTCGTAGACGATGTCTGGGGCCGCAGCGTGCGGTTCATTCCCGGAGGCCCTGGCACGCAGGTGATGGCGTGGCCTTCGGTATCTGTCTTGCCGGGCAGAGCCTACACCTTCTCTGGCGACATGGCGCTATTCATGGCGGATGGCGCAGAGCCGGTTCAATCGTTCTTCGCTGTGGACGGCTTCAATGGAGCCACGCCGCTCGGCGCAATCGCTCTGACCGTGCAGGGCAAACTGATCGGCACGCATGATTTCGATGCAAGCGATGCACGCCGGCAGGCGTATGCGATCTCATTCGAAACACCCTCAAACTGTGACCGTATTGTCATCAAGGGCGTGGTTGCGGACCCGGTAAGCACGATAAACTATTGGTCAGTGCGTCAAGGCAAGCTTGAGTTCGGCAGCCTGCCAGCAACCACTTATTCGGCGGAAGCTGCGCAGACCGCGCTTGCCGCCTCGGTCACAGAGCACTCCCTCGCCTTCATTGATCTGGAGACCCAGCAGGCCTTGGCCCGCTGGGAGGTCGTCGCCAATGCATCGGGCGGAAAGCCCGCGCGGATAGGCCTCACTTCGTCCTCGTTGGGCAGCTTTGTCGCCTTAGATGCGCCGTTCATCTTCTGGGGCGACAACACCGTCTTCGACGACGCGACCGACACGCTTCAGACGACTGTTGGTCCCAACATCCGCGTACTCGCCTTCGGCGCTCCATTCGGCGCGAGCGAGAACTTGCTGGAATGGTGGGGACCATCCAGCATCGCGATCGGCTCCATGACCACGGCGAACGGCCTGAACGGACGCATGACGACCACGCCATATGTGTTCGACAATGTCCTGGCGAGTTCGTCGCCCAACCAATCCAAGATCACCAGTTTTTCGGGAAATATTGGTCGCTCGACTGCGCTCAATACGGCGGGCGCCACGGCGGCCATAACGGTCCCCTCGACCGGGCAGTTCATTGTCGAGGTCACCAATGGGTTCACGTCCAGCCCCGGCGAGGCAAGCGGTTTGCTGAGGCTCTACATCTCGAAGAACGGGACCGAGACCCAGATTGGGTCAGTCTCGGTCACGGCCGCGGACGGTGAGCAGGCGTGCGATCTCAGCGCCTTGAACCTCGAAGTCGCTCACGGCTTCGCCGGCCCGGTGTCCTTCGTGCTGAAGGCGAACGGCAACGGCCCCAGCACCGAGCAGGTCGGCTCCGTCAGGGGCACGCTGAAGGCCACCTACTATTCCTGATCCAGACAAAGGAGCGGTATATGACCGAAACCTCGACGACCTACCCCACGCGGGCAGCGACTGAATCGGCCGTGCGAAGCCGTTTCGCCGACATCGCCGCCATCCTGGGCTCCGCCAAGACCAACGCGGCGCTCTATCCCGAGGGCCTGCCGTCGCACATCGACCGGGCGCTGCGCTTCTCCGGCACCATGGCGTCCACTCTGACGCCGCCGGAACCCCAGGCGCCGGAAGAGGTGGTGGCGCGCCTGTGCACGGCCGTTGATGCCGAGCGTGATCGCCGTCTCGCCTTGGACTTCACCTATGACTTCGGAGAGACGCAAGCGGTCGATGACAGCGGAGGCGAGATCCAAGCCGGCGAGCGCCGTCTCCAGATGAGCCCCCTGGACCGTTCAAACTGGCAAACCTTGCAAGGCGCGGCGTTGACGGCAGTGGTCGGCGGCGCGCCTGAAACAATCCTGCCCATTAGGGCTGAGGACAACTGGAATATCCAGACGAATGCGGCGCAGGTGTTGCAGGTATTGGCGACCATGACGGCATATGGCGCGGCGTTGCTGTTCCACGGCGGCGCACTGAAGAGCGCCATCCGAGCGGCGGAAGACCCGGCATCAGTCGACATCCTGGCGGGATGGCCAGAACCGTCGTGAGCCGCTTCACCGAGGCGACCTGGGAGCGAACCGGCGAGATCAAGAACGCCCGCCCGGTCTACTTCCTCACCTCGCCGCTGGCTTATGAAATCGGCTTCCTGGGATCGGGATGGACGATCACCGCCCCGGAGGGGTTCTGTACGGACCTGGCCAGCCTGCCCGTCTGGTTCGCGCGCACGGCGGCCGGGATGAGGCTGTCGGATCAGATCGCCAGATCCGCCGTCGTCCATGATCGGATGCGGACCGACCGGCGATGGCCGAAACTGCTGGGCGATTACGTCTTCTTCGAAGCCTTGGGCGTCGATCGGGTCCCACTGGGCTGGCGGCTGATCTGCCTCTTCGCCGTGGCCCTGAACTTCAGCCGATATTGAACCCTGGAGGCAAGATGCCCGAACGCGCCCGCGATATCGTGGAACTGTTGGTCGCGGCCGGCGGCGGCGCCGGGATCACCGGCTTCTGGGCCTGGCTGAACGGTCGCCGGCCGGGCCAGGCCGCCATCCTGGGCGCGGCGGCCCAGCTTCAGGAGGCGCTGAACAAGGCGGCGGAGAACACCGTCGCGGGCCTGCGCGAAGAGGTGGACGGCCTGCGCCAGGAGATCCAGCGGCTGGAGGGCGAACTGCGCCAGGAGCAGCAACGGTCCCTGAGCCTGGAGAGCATTCTCCGCAAGAACGGCTACGACCTGTCGGACGCGACGCAGCCGGGCGCCTTCACCGCCATAGACCCAGCCGCCGGGACCGCCTCCGTCGTCCCGCCCCGCCGCAGGAGAAAGCCATGACCGACCCGGAAGCCGCCAAGGCCATGGAGGCCGTCGCCGCCGCGACCAAGGGGGCCGACACGCCCGAGGCCGCCTCGGTCGTCGCCCGGCCGCTGGAAGCGGCGGTCAAGATGCTGGCCTGGGCCGGGCCGGCCCTGTCGGTCATGATCATGTCGATCGTGGCGGCCCTGGCGTCGGCCCCGGCCTGGCGTTGGCTGGGCCTGCCCGAATGGCCCGATGAGGTCGCCGCCGTCCGGGTTCAGGCCCTGGCCTGGATCGCCGGGGCTCTGGTCGCCATCCTGGGCGTGGTGGTGTTTCGCTTGGCGTCCGGCGGGCTGAAGCGGGTCGAGGCCAAGGCCGGTCCGGCCGGGCTGACGGTCGAGACGGGCGACTGACGAACCCGGTTCGCGAACGGCGCTAGAACCAGCTCGCAACGGTCAAGGCGGCGCCGGTCAGAAGAACGACCACCAAGCCGATGCAAAGCACCCAATCCGTCCTGTCGCGCCGGTTCATGCCGACAGGCTGACACGCGAACGCCGTTCGCATCAATCCCTACAATCTGGAGACTGACCATGCCGTATGTGCTGGGCGCGGCCTCGCGCGCCAATCTGAAGGGGGTCCACCCCGACCTGGTGCGGGTCGTGGAGCGCGCCATCTCGATCTCGAAGATCGACTTCAAGGTGATCGAGGGCGTCCGATCTCGAGAGCGGATGATGGAGAACTACGGCAAGGGCCGCACGGCCGCCCAGCTGGCGGCGAAGGGCATCCCGGCCAAGTACGCCCGGCCGTCGGTCGCAAAGGTGACGTGGCTGGCCGACCCGTTCAGCTCCAAACATGCCGTCCAGAAGGACGGTTACGGCCATGCCGTGGACTGTCTGATCGCTCCCTATGACTGGAAAGAGGGGCCGGGATGGCGGCTGATGTACGACGCCTTCATGGAGGCCGCTCGGATCGAGAAGGTCCGCGTCCGCTGGGGCCGCGATTGGGATGAGGACGGCGTGATCGGAGAGAAGGGCGAGACCGATGGTCCGCACTTCGAGTTGGTCCGATGATCCGCGCGGCTCTCACCGCCGTCGCCCCCTGGGCGCTCGCCGCCGTGGTGGGCGCCCTGCTGTGGACCTGGACGCCGCTCATCGGCCCGGCCGCCCGCTACGCCCGCCTGGAGGCCGACCGCGACGCCAAGGCCGCCGCCGCCAAGGCGTGGGAGGCCCACGCGCGCGGCTGGATGGCCAGCTTCCACGCCGCCGAGGCCATCCGCCGGGATGAGCGGGCCGACAGCCGCATGGCGACCGAACAGCTGGTCGCGCAATGCGACGCCCGCGTGGCCCAGGCCCGCCGATCCGCCCGCGTCATCGAACGCATCGTCACCAAGGAGCCGACCTATGATGAGACCCGTTGTCCTGTGCGCAGCCTCGTTGATCCTGGCGAGCTGCGGCGGGCGCTCCAGCCTGCCGACTGAGCCGATCGTTCCGCCGGCGGCGAAGGCGATGGACCCGCGCCTGTGCGCCCCCCTGAAGGCGGAGCCGCCGGTGGAAGGTTCGATCGTCCAGCCGGTGACGGCCGCCGAGGCGGACGCCACCCGCGATCACCTGACCAGCGACGCCGAGGCGCGGGCCTGGGGGCGTGAGGGCTGGGCGCGGGCGGCTGTCGCGGCGGAAGGCTGTGAGCCGCCACCGCAGATTCCGCCGAAGCCGGGCTAGAAACCTTCGGACCTACTCCGGGGGTTTAGAGTTCAAACCTTCGGACCGCGCGTCGAGCTTCGGCTCCGCTATCGAGGCCGCTCCGGGAGACCGGGGCGGCCTTTCTTGCGTTTAGACGGCGCAGTAGTGGCCGTCACCCTTCTCATTGAGAATGCGGTGGATGTCAGCGCAGTCGAAGCTACCTTCGGGGCCATTGTAGTAACTATCGATGTCGCTCACGTTGTCCCAGAAGTGCCGTAGCTTCGGAACGTCGAACTGGCGGAGGCAATCAAGCACTGCGGCGTGAATGCGCTCTGCGCCGATTTGAGCGAGCGTTTTCCGCTTCGTCAGCACGGAGAACATCTCCTCCAGGCTGACGTACTGAATGGCAGCCTCAATAGGTTTCGATGCGGGGAACGGGATGATCTCAGCCATACAGGAATCTATCATGTTCGGCGCCGACCCAGAAACCAACAAAGGCGGGGCCTTGAGACGTAATTGCGGGAGAATCCTGCATTTTCGGCGCCGACGTTTCAGCCTTGCGGATCGCCGGTCACTGACTCATGATTCGTCTGCGAGCGGCGTGGAGAGCAGACACGCTACATTGCGCTCCCATTTTCCGGCTCTGTGGGCATGCAACCGGGCGGGAGGGGTAGGCTGAGGCTCCATTGCCCTCTCAGCCAGCCGGAGTAGCGCCCGGCCTCGCAACTGAAGTGGAGCCTAGTAGCTAGGCCATACAGGCTACCATCGCTTGCCCAGGCGCCCCGCGCTGAAGCGGGGCTGGGAAAGATAGTCGAGGCAGTCGCCCTGCGTCCCGTCCGGAAAGTCGGGATCGGCCTTGGCGTCCCGCGCCAGGTTGCCGACCGAGGACGTCATGGCTTTCGCCATGTCCATGATGGCCTGGGGGCCGGTGCGCTGGCGATAGAGGTTGCACATGGGCGAACGCTGACACGGCGCGTCAGGTTTGTGGAGTCCGTCGCGCCGCTCTCTGGGCCGCGCGGCGGCTTTGGACCTGTCGATAGGTGAACAGCCAGTCGCTGTGCGCCTGAAACCGCGCGACCCCGGCCGGGGTCAGCAGCCATTGGGCGCGAAGGCCCCGGTGGATCTGAAACCGGATCATGCCCAGACAGTCGCCGTTGGTGCAGAACGGCAGGCGATCGACCAGGGAGAAGTCGCGGCCTTTGACGGCGGCGATGCGCTGCAGATCGACGTCGGCGAAGTCGCCGCAGCACTCACAGTGGCGCGTGGTCCGGATTCCCTCATCGATCAGCTCGCCGACGGTGCATCGCGGGATCACGTCGCCGGCGACAGCAGACCCAGCCTGGCGGCGTCGGCGATCAGGCGGGCGTTCTCGGCCGGGTGCAGATAGACCACGTTCGATCCCGGCGCCGGCGTCGGCGGCAAATCCGGATGCGGCGGCGGGCAGCCGGTGCGCGTGTCCAGTTCGGCGATCAGCCGAAGGCGCTCAGAGAGCGGCAGGGGATCGGTCATGAGCGGGCTCTGAGGGGGTGAACGTTCGTGGCTGGCGTGACGCCGGTGCAATGATCGGCCCATGCTTCCATGAGCATCCGACGCTTGGCTAGGGCACTGCTCCGTCGATAGGCCTGCTCCGCCTTGTCGCCGACGAGATGGGCGAGCGCCTCTTCCATCGTCTCCCGCGCGAAACTCGTGCAGTCGCCCGCCCAATCTCGGAAGGAGGACCGGAACCCGTGAACTGTGGCACCCTCGATCTTGTTGGCTTTCAGCACCTTCGACAGGGTCATGTCGCTCATGGGCCCGTTCCAGCCAGGAAAGATCAGTCCAGACCGCACGCTCGCTGGGGTCTCGTTCAGCAGCGCGAGCGCGGCGCCAGAGAGCGGTTCGTAATGGTCCCTGCCCCCCTTCATGCGCTCTGCGGGGATAACCCAGAGATCACCCCTGATCTCGCTCCAATCCGCCCCCCTCACCTCGCCGGATCGCTTGGCTGTCAGGATCAGAAAACGCAGGGCCCGGGCCGACCCGCTCGACCGGGTGGCCAGCAAAGAGACGAGGGCCGGCACGTCGGTATAGTGCATGGCCGCGAAGTGATCCTTGTTCCGCTCGGCGCGGGGCAGAAGAGCAGACAGATGCCCTTTCCATCGGGCCGGGTTCTCACCTTCGCGCAATCCGCGGACCTTGGCCGCGTCAAGCACCCGCTCTATCCGAGACCGGACCCTCGTCGCCGTCTCAGCCTTGGATGACCAGATCGGCTTCAGCGCCTCGAGAACCATTTCCGTGTCGACCGACGACACGTCCGCTTTCCAAATCCTGGGCGCGTGCTGGGTCAGGGACGCCTCCCACTGGCCTCTCTGCTTGGGGGATCGCCAGCTGGGCTCGAGCGAATCCATCAGGTCGTTGGCGACCGCAGAGAAAGTGCGAGAGGCAGGTGGAATGAGCGACAGCCGCCGTTGCTCAATCGGATCCAGCCCGTCCGCCAGCATCCGCCGCGCGGCCTCAGCCGCCTTTCGGGCATCAGCGAGGCCGACGCGGTCCAGGCTCCCCAAACCCATCTCCCGCCGCTTCTTGTGCAGATGGAAGATCCAGACCCATCGGCGGGCGCCGGTCTGGTCGATGCGCAGATAGAGGCCGTCGCCATCGGCGTAGAGGCCTGGCTCCTTGAGGGCGAGAGCGCCCTTGCTGGTCAATCTGCTCGTGGTCCGCGCCAC